ATTTTGGTGCAAGAATGCTACTTGATGCTGTTAAAACATCTATTGATTTATTTGCTAAACAAGAACTTGCAGAAAAGAAATTAAGATTTGCAGCAGGAGATGCTACTGCTGAATTAATCAATCAGGCAAGTGCATTACAGAAAGTTACTATATTTGGTGATGAAGCAATTATTGCACAACAAGCATATGTTAAATCTTTAGGTATATCTACTGATCAAACAAAAGAAATTATTGAAGCATCAGTTGATTTAGCTGCTGCTATGGGAATATCACTTGAATCTGCTGTAATGAACACAACTAAAACATTAAGTGGAATGCAAGGTGAACTTGGTGAGAAATTACCTGCTGCATTTAAAGACTTAACAGCAGAACAATTAAAAGCAGGTGAAGGTATCAAGTTTATAAGAGAACAGTTTAAAGGAACGGCTGAACAAGAAGCAGATACATTAACAGGTTCATTGGCTCAATTAAGCAATGCTTTTGGAGATTTGCAAGAAGAATTAGGATCAACATTTGCAGATGAAATAGAAACAACAACAACAACAGTAACTGATTTTTTAACAACAATAACAACAAATTTAAAGTTAAACCAACTTGAAGCACAGCTGACATCAGGTGCATATCAAAATATGTCTACTCAAGCAAAAATTGCATTTGAAGAACAAACTAAAGCATTGTTGGAATCACAGATACAATTTGAAAAAACTAATCCTTTTGTGTCAAAACTAATTGATGGTTTAAAGAATGTTGGAGAAAATGCAGATGCTTTTTTACCTGCACCTGCAAAAGCTCTATTACAATTAAGTGATTCACTTGGTTTGACTACTGAAGTAACAGAAGATTTTTTTCAAGTTAATGAGGAAAAAGTAGGGGAGTATCAAAATAGCATAGATGAATCTGATGCAAGAATACAAAAATTAAAAGAATCAATAGTTGAATTAAACGATGTTAATAAAACATCAACTGAAATTATTGAAGATAATACTGAAGCATTAGAAATAAAAAAGAAAGCAGAAGAAGCAGCATCATTGGCTATGGAACAATCTGCAAGACAAGCTGTTTCTGATTTGCAGGTAATAGCACAAGAATATCCAAAGGCACAGAAAGTTGCAAAGGCAGCAGCAATAGGACAAACAATATTTGACACATACAGATCAGCACAAGGAGCATATACATCTTTTGCAACATCTCCACAAGCTGCAACAAATCCAATTTTATATCAAGCACTTGGTATTGCAGCAGCATCAACTGCTGTTGTAGCAGGTTTAGCAAGAGTTCAAAGTATTAGAAAAGCACAATATGGTGCAGACTTTGTTACTGATGGGCCACAGATGATGATGGTTGGTGAGGGTTCAGGGCCTGAAAGAGTTCAAGTAACTCCATTATCTGATCCAAATATAGATGGGCCACAAGGACAAGGCATAGTGTTAAACATTCAAGGAAATGTATTACACGAATCATTTGTAGAAGATAATATCATACCACAGATTAGAGAAGGATTAAGACTTGGTGAAAATATGGGTATATAATGTTAGCTTTATCCAAATATTTCAAACAAGATATAATAGACACTAATCAAACTTTAAAACCAATATTAATTATAACAGAACCATCAGATGAATCTGTATTATTTACATTAACACAAGACAAAGATGACATACTTGATTCTGATGGAAATAGAATTAGAAGTATTAGTTGTATTAGCAAAATATCCAATGTAAGAATATCTACTGATTATGATAGTAAAAAACTAAAAATAAACAGATTAAGATGCACATTGTATAACTATTATGATGTAAATACAAAACTATCTGAATATATAAACAAAAACATAACTAATAAAAATGTTTATCTGTTTTATAAATCTCCAACAACAAATGTTATTAATTTAGAAAACGAATTAAATGATTATGATTGTGCTTTAGTATATAGAGGTTCAATTAGCAGAATTAATTTTAATGATACTTCTTTAGATTTAAGTATTGAAGATAAAACACAAATTAAAATAGCAGATAAGCAAGTACCATATATGAGTGTTGATAAACTACCACTTGATATTAGAAGTAATGTTTTGCAAGAATACAACGAAGATGGTGTTGTTGTTCCTATGACATTTGGAAAAGTTGATAAAGCACCAGTATTACCATATACAGATTCAAACAATGATGCTGTAATGAATCTATTATTTGATGTTCAGCCAACAGCAGGAAACTACAAGACTGCAAAAATACCATCATTGTTAGACAATACTCCAACAAATGATTATTATTTTTATATTAAACAAAGAGATGATTATATAATACTTGATCATAAATCTTATACAATAAATTATCAATATCAATTAATGTCAAGAGCAAAATTGTATAGTGTGTCAAGTTTTTCAAACAATTATTTAGTACCTGAAATTCAAGGAGATAATGAATTTATAGATTTTGAACTTTGGGATTTTAAGGGGTTTCATCAAAGGCAGGTAGATTCTGTGTATGCTTCAGATGGTAGTATATTAGATGTAAAAAATGTAGAAATTGACAACATAACTAATTCTGAATTTGAAAACACAGAAGTTATAAATAATAATAACAACAAAGAGAAAATTTGGTATAGAAAGGGAGATGATATAAGTAGTGGAAATGATAATTTTGATACAGGTTTAAAACATTATCCTGCTAATTCAGATGAAGGAATTGGAAGATGGATTGTTCTAAAATTAGATGATGGTTTTTCAAATCAATTATTAAATATTTCTGTTGGTGGAGAATACATAGGAAACACTTTCTTATGTTGTGATTGGCAAATGTATCAATCTTTAAACAATAGTGTTCCAAATAATACAGGCATAAACCAAAATGAAGCAGATAGGACAGGATTTTTTGTTGCACCAATAGCTACTGGAATTTGGGGAAATCCTGATATATTTAATTTAGACAAACAATCTTTATTAAATGCTCTGTTGCTGACAACGGAAGAAGAATTGCAGGAATCACAAGAAGAAGATTTTAACAATATACAAGAATTACAAGCACCAACAGGAAACACATATCAAAATGCACCATTTTATTTACTTAAAGATGAACCAAGAAGAAGTGATTCTAAATATTGGGGAGAAAATGGATCTTCTAATATTTTTAGTAGTGTTGAAGATTGGAAAAACATAAATGGTTTATATTATGGTGATAACGGAGCATTTGATAGAAAATTATCAAATGAAGCAAACTCACATAACTTGATTGCAATATTTGAATATTTTCCCCCATCTTGGCGATTTAATTCTTTGTATGATCAAGGTTTAAAAATAAACAATATAGGTTTTTTACAGTCTGTTTTTGTTGAGGATATACATAAAGAAAAATTTTATGCTTCAATTAGGGGGAGAAAAAATCATTTATATACAGAACAATTAGATCCTGAAACTTATGACGTTACAGCTATTCCTGAATTTCCATTGGGTTTTTATACAAACGGACAAGATGGAACATTACCTGACTTTAATTTGTTATTAAATAATTTTTATGAAATAGTTAGTCAAACATTTAATAGTTCTGTTGAATATTATACAACAGATGAAGAAATAAGAAACTTTATATTTTCTAATGGGTGGCAATTTAATTTAAGTTATTTTTGGAATGGTTATACGAATTTTGATGATTCTGCTCTTTGGAAATCTTATAATCTTTTTTCAGAATATATATGGAAAATGTATAACCTTCCATTAAGATTGTTTTATTCTTGGGATGCTTTGTTTGATGGGAATGAAAGTTGGGATTTTAATGATTGGGGAAGTTTTGGTGATGACACATACAATACTACAAATAGAAATTTTGCTACATTGTTTAATGAAAGTTGGGCAAAAGCATTTGCAAAAGATATATATGAATATTTATATCAAACGAACATAGAATATGAATATAATTATGAAATAAATTATCATTGGCTTTCAGAAAGTGTTTCACAAATTACTGTTGTTAATATGACTGATAAAATAAACAATTTAAGGCAATATAGATGGAACAGCTTTGATGAAATAAACACTTTTGATGATTGGGTTAATAACTTCTATGTTTATATGGATGATTTAAGTCAGGCTATACATCAGGCACTTATAGAAGATGTTGCCAGTATTCATAACTCACAGTATCATATTGATAGAACTCTTGATAATCACGATTATCCACTTCCACAGGTTTTTTATACTTGGGAAGGAAATATGAATGAATGGGCAGACAGCAATCCATATGTATTAGGGCTTGGTAACATAGAAGGTTCTGAAAATTCAATTATTCAACTTGCAATAGATTTATCAAGTTCTGTTGCAGAAACATATGAAGGTGATGGTGTTGGTATTATGACAACGGATGGAATTATTAGAAAACCATCTGATATTGTAATGAACATATTAACAAATGAAATGGAATATGCTAAATACAATGATGAAGGTGTTATTGGAAATGAAATATTAGCACCTGATTATGATCAATTTGATATGGATTCAATTATAGAATCAAGAGAAGCACATAATTGGAATATGGGTTTTTCTGTTGATAAAAAAACAGATGGTAAAAAATTAATAGAGAAAATATTAAACGAATCTAAATCATATCCAAGATTTTCAAGTGATGGAAGATTTGGATTATTAACAATTAAAGAATCATACACATATGATGATATAGACACAACTATAAAATTAAATGATATTATATCATATTCTTTCAAGCAAACAAAAAGAGAAGATATACTTACATCAGTTAAAATGTTTTATAGATATGATTATGGGCAAAAGAAATATTATCATTATCACGAACAAAAGATAGAAGATTTACTTGATGGTTATACTGGAATGGAAATGTATAATTTAGATCCAACAGATTCACACAAAGATATTAATTTAAAATATCATTCAGATAGATTAACAGTTGAGGATTTTGCACGATACACATTATTAAATAATTGTAATCCACACAATATGGTTGAAATGACACTACCACTTAATTATATGAATTTGTCAGTTGGAGATAAAATACACATACCTTTAATTAATAATGAGAAAATATTTAATATAGATTACAGCAAGGTTGATTTTTTAAATGGGCAGCCAATATATCCACTATGGATGATAATGGAAACAAATGTAGGAACAACAAGTATCAAGATAAAAGCATATCAATTACATTATTTAGGAACAGATGGTAATCACCAGTTTGAAATGCCTGATACCAATTATGAAGTGATAGGGAACACATTTGAATTTTCAAGTTATAATTATCCAAATGGTGATCAAATACCTAATTGGAATTATAATCCAAATGCAAATGTAGATAATGGCTATCAAATACCATATTTTGATGTTACTGGAGATGGGTTTGTTAATGTTAATGATATTGTTGCAGTTGTTAATCATATAACAGGAAACACAGAATTAGACAACAGACAAAAAGAAAGATTACAATATTATAGTAATGGAACATTAAAAACAGATAATGTTGTTAATGTTAATGATTTAGTATCTTTAGTTAATATAATTACAAATGAATAAAGAAAAGACATATACTGGAAATTTAAATATAGGTAAAAAATCTGTATCTGTTGAAACTAATCATAATTATCAAGGATTAGAGATAGGTTATGTTGGAACAATGAATATTACATCTTTATTGCCTGATAATTATATAGTTGCAAATGGTAATAATAAAATTATCATAGTTAAAACAACAAAAGATGATACAATTATGACAGATTTGTTTAATTATAGAGGTAAGGCATTAATAACAAATTGCAAATTGGTTAAAGAGGATTTGACAAATTTTAATTTATATATTAATAAACCTGCATTAGAATTATGGAATACATTAAGCAAAACAGAACTATCTAATGGTACAGCAGGAACAAGACAAGATTGGGCATACCTAACAAGAGATTGGGAAAATATAGAATATGATGGAAACAACAACAAATTGTCGTACATACATAGGAAAACAACTTATGATAAAGAAGCTAAAACATATACGACAGTTAAGGAAATAAGGAAAAAGTAATATGGGAAATTATTATCAGATAGCAACAACACCAAAATTATATGTCAGTTATCCACTATGGCAATATTCAAGTGGAGCATTAGATTCAGTAAATAGTAATTTTAATGTACCACAAGAAGATTTAATTAGAATGATAACACTTGATCCATCAAATACAACAGAATTATTTCCTAATCCTAATTTCAATGTTTTGAGTTATAGAGTAGTGCCTTCATATGATGATTTTACTGATTTATTAAAAAGCAATCTTTGGAACTTTGATTATGTAATGTTACTTGGCCACAATTTATCATCAGCAGGTTCTAAAATTAGAATACAAGCAAATAATGATTCTGCAAATGTTATAGATTTAGATACACAAAACATAGTTAATCACAATCCAAATGGTGTTCCTGAATATGATGGTTGGAGTTTACTTAATTTAGTAGATAAACCTAATTCAGATTCATATAAATTTAGAATTGGATTTGAACCTGAAAATGATACATTCAATGAAGTACCTTTACAACTTGGAAGCATATTATGGGGAAAATCCTTCGAATTTCCTCAAAACACTAATTTATCTACTACAACTACCTTTAGTTATGGAATCAAGCAAAAAACCACCATTTCAGGCAAAACAATATCAAATGCTAATTGGACTAAACCTAATAACTGGATAACTGAACCATTTGGACTTGGTGATGAAAGAGGTGATAATTACCAAAGACGATCAGGTGTAAGAAGTTGGAAAGTTAGTTTTGACAGTTTAGCACCTGATAAAGTAATGAATCAAAATATGATGATGAATAGTAATGGATATACTGCACAATCAGATCATTCAACTGGAGCAGATGGAATAGAGAGTTTATATAATATAAACAATGGTGTTGATATATTTACATCTGTTATTAATAAAACAAATGCTTCACATCTACCAATGGTTATGCAAATAGACAAAGATGATAATTCTCCATCAAATTTTGCTATTGTTAGAATAAAAGAGGGCAGTTACAAGATAACTCAAAAATCTCCTTTGCTATTCAATATATCTTTTACATTACAGGAACAAATTTAAACTTCCTCTACCCCGCATACTCACTCGGCTACCAAAGTAGAATCTCTTTTTTAGGGATTCTGCTCCTCTATAACTATAAATATTTTAAAAAACTTTACCAACTTATTAGTTTTTATTCTTATATTACTTATATAGCAAATGGCTATGTTGGGGAAAAACAACAAAGGAGTAACAAATAATGGATAAAACAATTAGGGTATTAATTTGGGTACAATTTATTATGATCTGTGTTGTATTATTAAATCATATGGCAAGAGGTTTAGATTGGTTTCCTTTGGTTATTCTAATAGTACCATCTGCAACAACAGTATTATTTGAGGAAGAAAGATGGAAATAATAGATATTGTTGATAAAGATGAATTCATATTCTTTTTACAATGGTTAGATGAAGAATGTGGGTGGAATGCAAGTGAGATAATTGATGTGGTACAATCACCACACAAATACAGAAAAAAATACCAAGAATGGGTGAGGGGAAATAATGAAATTAATTAAAAAAGTTAAACTAATACTTTTAGGCATATTGTTGGGTTTTGTGTTGAGTTCTTTTCAAAATAGTTTATTACAAGCAAATGGTAGTTCTAACTATTTAGGTGAACAAGGCTCTACTGAATGGAATCCAATTTATGTTAAAATAGTAGAATAGGAGGAAGAATGGATATTAAAGATTTAGCAGAAAAGTATAAATTAGAACACGATGATTTTTGGAAATGCCACAATGACTGGATATTAAAACACGATGCTTGTACAAAAATAGCACAGAGAGAAGATATTAAATTATCAAAAATTGAATCTATTTATCAATCTGAAACAATTTGTAGGTTTTTAATTACTGTTGTTAAAGAAGATAAAGATGGTAATGTGGTAGATAGTATAACATCAGTAGGTGAAGCAACACATCCAAAAGATTGTAAAATAACCTATGTTGCATCAATGGCCGAGAAAAGAGGGTACGACAGAGGAGTTCTAAAATTGATCAAGGCTTATGAGTGGGGTATATATTCAGAAGTTGAAGCAGAAGATTTTAAAAAGGAGAAAAGTACATATGAAAATAGGTAGAATGAATAAAGGTAGTTGGGGTAAAGTTAGAGCATTCTTTGATGTAACAACAGAAGAAGGTTTTACGCTTAAAAACTTCAAATTAGTAGAAGGTATTAATGGATTGTTTGTATCAATGCCATCAGAAAAGAACAAAGATGGTGATTATAAAGATACAGTATTTGCAGATAAAGTATTAAGAGAAAAACTTAATAAAACTGCATTGGATCAATATGAAAATCAATCAATTCCAGTTAATCCTGTTGATGCTGCAAGATTAAAACAATCAGGTGGTATGTCTGAAGTTGCAAGACAGCAAGAAAAAGAAGATATAAATAGTGATTTACCATTTTAACGGATGATTAAACAAAGGGAGTGTGGGTTGTATCTTCTTCACATCGTAGTTACTCACAATAACCTGCACTTCCTTCCCTAAAAGGAGATATATGAAAGAATTACAAAATTGGTTAGAAACAGAAGAAAGAACAATGAGTTATCTTGCAAGAAAATGCAATGTTAGTTGTTCATCAGTTAAGAATTGGTTAGAAAACAAACACTATCCATCAAAGAAACACAGAACAATGATTAAAGATATAACAGGAGTTGAGGTATGAAAGGTTGGATTAGTTTACACAGAAAGATATTAGATAATCCTATATTATCAAGAGGAAGAACATATAGCAGGTTTGAAGCATTTATATATATGTTATTAAAAGCTAATCATAAAGAAAATAAATGTGTTATAGGTAATCAATTAATACAAGTTAAAACTGGTAGTTTTATTACATCACAAAAGAAATTAATGCAGGAATTTAATTGGGGATCTACCAAGTTAAGAGCATTCATAAAGTTGTTAGAAAACGATAAGATGATTAAAACAAAATCAAGCACATATGCAACTATGATAACTGTAATAAATTATAGTAGTTATCAGAATATGCAAACTGAAAACAAACTACAAACAAAAAACAATCAAACTGATACCAAACTGCAATCAAAAACAAACAATAATGATACAATAATGTTTAATAAAGATAATAAAGAAATAAGAGAATCAAACTTTAGAGATTTGGTTGGAAAACTTTTTATTGAATTATTTCCAAATAAAGAAATTGCTATATTAGAAGAATTTACAGACTATTGGACTGAATCTAATACTAATGGTGTTAAGATGAAGTTTGAGATGCAGAAAACATTTGATCCAAAGAGGAGATTAAGAAAGTGGGTTAGAAATCAGAAAGATTGGGATAAACCAATAAAAACAAAATATCAGTATGAAGATTTTAGATTTGATGCTACTGGATATAATAAGATTGGGTATTGTACTAAATGTAATACTTCAGACTTTTATAAAAAACCACAGTATGAAGATAGCAGGTGCTGCAATTCAGAAATAATACCTAAAAAAGCAGAATGATAGGGTTGAGGAAAAAGAAACCATATATAAAACCAACACATTGTTCAGATTGTGGTGAACAACTATTAGATAATAATTCATTAAAGTATTTAGGTAGAACAAACAAAAGATGTAAACCCTGTAATTCTAAAAATTTAGATAAGTATAATAAAAAAAGAGCAAAAGCATTAAAAGAAAGTAAAATTTGGTGAAAGATAAAGAACAAGAAAATTTATTTGGTGATTCATTTTCTATTAACGATTGTGATAGAGAATGGAAAGATATGCCTGAATTTGTACATACAAAAAATGAACCATATAGGGTATTAAAAATAAAATTTAAAAACCAAGAAGATTTAGATAAGTTTGAAAAATTAATTAATCAAAAAATATCATCTTACAATGTTTATTGGTATCCAAAACAAAACCTAAAAACATATTTTAATGATGAAGTTTATGTAGATGAAGATGAAGATGAATCCTAAATATCCTATTTATATTATCTCTAAAGGTAGGTGGGAAAGCAGATTAACAAGCAAGGCTTTAGAATCTATGAATGTTCCATATAATATAGTTATAGAACCACAAGAATATGATATGTATTCAAAAGTTATAGATAAAAACAAAATATTAGTTTTGCCCTTTAAAAATTTAGGGAGTGGATCAATACCTGCAAGGAACTGGGTTTGGGAGCATTCAATATCAATAGGTGTTAAAAAACATTGGATTCTTGATGATAATATAAAGGCATTTAGAAGGTGGAATAATAATAAAAAGTGTTTAGTATCATCAGGAACTATTTTTAAAGCATCTGAAGATTTTGTTGATAGATATGAAAATATTGCATTATCGGGATTTCAATATAGTTTTTTTGCAACAGATAGCAGATGGAGAAAACCATATATATTAAATACAAGAATATATAGTTGTACATTGATAAAAAACAGTATTAGTCATAGATGGAGAGGAAAATATAATGAAGATACAGATTTATCATTAAGAGTTTTAAAAGATAATTATTGCACAATTTTGTTTAATGCTTTTCTTCAAGATAAAGCTGCAACAATGACAATGAAAGGTGGTAACACAGATGAAGTGTATAAAAACGGAAGATTAGAATTTGCTGAATCTTTAGCCAAACAGCACCCTGACGTTGCATCTGTAACTACAAAATTTGGAAGGCATCATCACCAAGTTAATTTCAATCAATTTAAAAAAACAAAACTAATAAGAAATAAAAACTTATCTATCCCTGATAGAATAAATGAATATGGTATGGTTTTAAAAAAAATAAATGAAAGATAAAGAACATTACATATTATATGTTTTAAACAATGAATTTCCTGAAGCAGAAATAAAGGAAGATAAATTTGTGTATAATAGATATGATGCTTACAACAATAGAACTATTATTGAAGTAAAAGATAGAGATACTTTTTATGAGAACACTATGATTGAGTTTGATAAGTTTAGTTATAATCTATTATTTGCAAAAACAATTAATAAAACATTCTTGTATGTTGTTAAAATGAAAAACACAATATATATGTTCAACATAACTAAAATGCACAGATTGAAATATGATTTTAAATGGCATTGGAGAAAACTGCCTAAATCAACAGAGTTTGATCAGAGTTATGATGTTAAAAAATTTGTAGGATATGTGAACATTGATAGTTGTTCAAGAAAAATAGAACTATGAACAATTATTCTCCTATTATAAAAAAAATTAATAAAAACATTAAAACAAAATGTTGGGAATATTTAAAAACACACAATCTTGCAAACAGAGGGATATATGATGGTGATAAAGAAAAACAATATGTTGGATTGTTAGGTGAATTAGAAACACATAATTTATTGCTTGGTTATTATCCTGATTTAAATAAAAGAGAAGATATATTTGATGGAGGTGTAGACATTAAACATTCAGGAAAAACAATAGATGTTAAAACAATGGGTAGAAACTTTTATACTAAACCTGAATATGTAAATAATTTTGCAAAGATTCAATTACATTATGATTGTGATGTGTTATTATTCACATCTATAAACAAAAAAACAGACTATATAGAGTTTTGTGGTTGGATATGGAAAAATGAATTAAAAATTAAGGGTGTTTTATATAAAAAAGGAACTATTAGAAAAAGAGGATTAAATGACACGATGAAAAACCTAATAGATAATTATGAAATTCAAAATAGTGAATTGAGAAATATAAGAGAATTAATTAAATAGAATTATGAATGGTAAAGGTGATAAACAAAGAGTTAGATGGACTAAAGAATTTGAAGAAAACTATAATAGAATATTCAAAAAGGAGAAAGATGTGAAAGAAGATTATAAACATATCATAACACTAAAGATGAAAATTGAAAGCAGGAATGTACTGGATAAACAACATTGGGCAGCAAAAAGAAGAAACAAAGAACTATATAGAATGCTTGTAAGAAACCAAATGAAATTAAGAAAAGTACCATTAGCAAAACATAACAAAAGATATATAGTTGAAATAATTAGTTGTAGAAAAAGATTTTTAGATATGGATAATCTATATGGTGGTGTTAAACAATTACTGGATGCTATGACTGAAGAACAGTTTATATTTGATGATGCACCTAAACACATACAATTAAAAGTTGAACAGATCAAATCAAAAGAATATGAAACAATAATAACAAGAAAAGAAACAGATATAAAAGTTAAATGAGTAAAGATTATTATGATTCATTAGACAAGGAAACACAATTAAGACATAGAAAAGAATTTAAGCTATGGATGGAATCAATATCTATTGGTGTAGAAAAGATGAGAAGTGGTGAATGGACTGAATTAGATTACTATAAATATCTATTACCAGTAGCTAAACAAATAAGAATACCATATCAGGATATTAAAGAAATGGAAAAAAAGATAGATAATTTAGAAGAAGAAAATATACCATTTTAACATAAAACATTTTTAAAGTTTAAATATTAGTTTATATTACAATACTGATATATGGCTAAAAATACACAAAATACACGAACTGTTACTAAAAAAGAAGCATTTCTTCAAGCATTAAAGAATAACTTATGCAATATAACAGATGCTTGTAAATCAGCAAATATACATAGAAGAACTTATTACAGTTGGATAGAGAAAGATGAAGAATTTAAAGAAGAATGTGAGTGTGTTGAAGAATCTTTACTTGATCTTGCAGAAACAAAACTATTAGAGAATATTAGAAACAATGACAATACTGCTATAATATTCTTCTTAAAAACAAAGGGTAGAAAAAGAGGGTACAATGAATCTACTCAATTAGAATTAGTTA